TCTTTCCGCCGACCGTGGCCGTCTGCGTGGGCGCGGCTCCCGTATTGCCGTAATAGCCGCCACCGGATGAATGCAATTGCTGCTCCAGCGCGTCGGTCCTCGCCGTCCATGCCTCGTCGTATTTGCCGGACTTTTCGAGCGTCTTCAGCCATGCTCGGCGAAGCTGGATGAACTTCATCGGATCGCCGCCCGAGGCCTTGAGAATGGTCTTCGCCTTCTCTGGGTTGAGGACATAGGTGTCGAAGTAGGGCGTCTGCATCGCAGGCGGCAGGTTCGCGGCCCCGCTCGGCGTCCAATAGCGATCGAGATAAAGTTGCTTCGCCTGATCCGCCGTCAGGTTCTTCACATCGACATCGGGATTGGCTTTCTGGTTGATGCCGAAGTTGACCGGCGATCCGTTGCGGTCCGACGAGTTGTAGCCGCCTTCATGGCCGAGGACGAATCCGACAGCATTGTCGAAGCCGCCGCCAGCCGGAGCACCTGCAGGCGCTGCGCCCTGTTTCGCCGCCGGAGAACCATTCGGAACGAGCTGAAACGTCTGCCCGGTCGTCGGATCGGTCCACAGTTGCGGACGGTAGGGGGAAGAATAGACGCTGCCCGCCTGCGGGTTGTTCTTGTCGATTACGTCCGCGCCGGGAGCCACAGTCATAAGGTCCGGCTTCATCGCATTATAGACCGTCCCGAAATGCTCGGCTCCAGTTGCGGCCGCGAGATTGACGCCGATCATGCCGAGAGCGGCCTTGCGTTCTTCCGGCGTTCCGCTTTCGAGCGCGTTGACGATCTGTTCGTCGCCAGCATCAGCGTGACCAGCCGCCTTGTCCGCATCCAGACGGGCGCGCGCAGTCTGCGCCGCGATGTCCCATTTGCCCGCGTTCGCGGCGGAGTAGATTTCGCTCAGCTGCGTCAGGTCGGCGTCCTTGACGGCCTTGTCCTTGATGTCCCATGCGCCCTTGACCTGATCGGCGAACTCCGGGTGCTTCAGCATCAGCGCGGAGATGTTCGTCGGGTTGGGATCGGCGAGGACTCCGGCAACGTCGGTGTCGAACGCATGTTTTTGCTGGAGCTTTTGCGCGAACTGTGCAGCCTGCAGGCCAAGCTCCTGCTTCTTCAGCATCATCAGCTGACGCTGTGCTTCCTGCGCTGCATAATCGGGAACGCTGGCCGCTCCGGATCGGAGAAGCGCGCCATAATCTTCGAGGCCCATTAAAAGCCCCCGGAGAAGGCCGATTTCAACGCGGCACCCATTCCCCCGCCGCCGGGCATGAAAGCGCTGACGACGCTATCGAGGAAGCCTCCGGCGTTGTTCCACATCTGGTTGTTGATGCCACCCTTGGCGAGCGAGCCGCTGGCCTGAGCGCCGCCGATATTGGAGAGAAGCTGGGTCACAGCGTTGGCCTTGTTCTGGCCGAAATTGGCGACACTCTCGGTCGCTCCCATGCCCATTCCGGCAAGGCCACCGAGACTTGCGAGCTGCTGCTGGATCGTCTGGTTGAGCGTATCCGCGCCGAAGTCAGCAAGGCTTCGCTGCGTGTTGCCACCGCGCAATCCGCCGGTCGCGCTGGCGTTCTGAAGAAGCGCCTCTTCGCCATTGCGGTAGAGCGATTGATAATATGGGCTGGCGAGCAGTTGATCGATCGCGCTCTGCTGGGGTGCACCGCCGTTGACGCCGATAAGATCGCCAAGCCCGGCCAGCCCCTTGCCGCCGATTTCCCGATACGGCGCGAAATTGGCGTTCGTAGTGTCGAACTGCCGCGCCTGTTCGTCGATGCCGCGATTGAACGCAGCGACCTGTTGGTCGGTCGCCTTGTTGATCGCCTTTTTCTCGGAGTTACCGCCGAGGAACGATCCAATCAATGAGAACAGGCCCATGCGGCGAAGATTAGGGCAACGGCCTTGGGGGCGCGTTTGAACAATTCAGGTGAGGCGCACCCTCACCGCTCCCGCATTGTGGTACAAGCCGCCGATGGGTACGTTGGCTGCAGCAGCAGCTGCGTCACTCGCGTAATTGCCGAGCTTGTCGCCCGCGTGCTCGAACGTCACCATGGTGCCTGCGAGCGGGACGAAGATCTGCGAATCTCCTTGCGCGATGAACGTCACGCCATAGTCCTGGGAGCGCGCGACGTCCTTGAGGCTGATGGTGACGAAGGTCCCGTCCTCGTTCGCATCCAGCCCGTCGCCGAGCTTGAGCACGCGCTCGTTCGTGAAGGCCCCGTTCGATGAAAGGACGATCACCGTCGCGTCCTGCAGCAACTCGGTCGCGGCAACATTCGTCACCGTCTGGCCCTGCGTCTCCTCGACCGCGTTGTTCATCTCCTCGAACTGCGCGATCATTCGCTTGTCGCCTGCGAAATGCTTTTCCAGCAGATAGCGGGGGATGCGGACGCTCATGCCGCCAGCGGCTCCGCTGCGACCTCAAGCGCGGCGAAGGCGGGCATGGCCGTGCTGTAGCCGCGAAACCGGAAGCCGAGCCAGGTCCTGAGATTAAGGCGCGGCCGCCACTGCATTCGCCGGTAACGCTGGCCGGTCGTTCCCATGGGGAGCGCCCGTTCGGCGCTGAACGTCTCGCCGTCGCGCGTGATGGACAGGAACATCGTCCCTTCGACACTTGCCGGTGCCCGTCCAGGAAGCCCGATCAACTCGACCGCGCTGACAATCGCGCCCTTGCCGTCATTGTAGAGCGGCCCTGCATCGAACTGCCATTGGACCGCCTCTCCGAACTGCGAAAAGATCGTGTCGCTCAATTCGCCGATGGCCGCGCTCTCGGTATCTCCGACGAACGTCTTTCCATAGGCGACAGTGGCGTTGCGAAGGCGATAGGGACCACCGTTGCCCGATTGCGCGATGTACCAGATTGGCTGTTCGAGCGCGCGGGTCGCATTGGCGAGGAAGACCAGAGTCTTGTCCGGCAGGTGAACAAGCAGGCGGCGCTCTCCGCGCGACATGCGGTTTTCGAGGACGATTTTCGACGGGTCTGCGACCTTCGCGAGCTCGTCGTCGATCAGCCGCGTGCTGACCCGCGCCGCCGTCCCCGACCCGGCAAGATAGATACCGATGGCCTCGTTCCGGGTCGAGCCGACGAACGCGAAGGTATCAGCGAACAGGCACTTGGCATTCGCGCCGACGCAGCCGATGGGGATCGTCGCGCCTTTCTGCGTCTGGAACGGAAAGCCGTTGCCGCCGACATTGGTGAACACCTGGATCGTGTTGAGACCCAGCACATAGGCTTCGTCCCTCAATTTCATCAGGCCCGTCACCATGTCCGGGTCTTCTTCGGCGGACCCATATTTGAGCGGCTTGATCTGCGTCGGGTCGTTCAATTCCGTGACGATGATGCTCGTCCCGTCCGTGGTCATGAAGTAGCCGTCGATCCACAACATATCGAGGACCGGCCCGAGATCGGTATCCGTGACCGGGATGAGTCCCAGCGACTGGCTGTAATAGAAGAGATTGGTCCCGCTCCGGATCGCCAGCCGGTCGAAGCCGAAATCGAGGCTGACCGGACCCGAGCTGCCGACGTCGCCGATGGTCGTGACAACTCCGCCACTCGTGACGCTGACAAGTTTGGTCCCCATGACGCGGTACATGAGTCCGTCCCAGACGATTCCGCCGCGATCCACGCCCGGTCCGGTAGCGAATGGGATCGCTCCGGAGGTTCCGCGAAACTGAGCTTCGGCGATCTTGTTGTTGGTCGGGACGATTTCGAGGTTGAGCGGATAGCTGGTCCGGAACTCGCCGGTCTCGTCCGTCGTGATCCCGCTCGCCAGCGAAATCCTCATGGCGTGCTCGTCGGATTCACGTCGTCAAACGTCTCCTCGATGAACGGGTCGATCACGTTGAGAACGCCACGGCTTCCCAGCCCGCGCGGCGTGTGCGCCTGCAGCGGCTGCGTCGGGATGCTGACGACAAGCGGGTGGGCGTGAAGGAGAGCGAGGCTGCGCGAGACGCTGACCTGCGCTTCCGGCGAAAGCGTCTTGCCCATGTTCGGGGCCAGCCTGAGCGCAAGCTGGGTCGCCACCGCTGCCTGCGTCTCGGGCGGGATTCCGGACTGCTCCTCGCCGTCGCCGACGCCATAGGCAGGCTGGACATAGCCGAGCATGGAGAACGGCCATTCGAGCATCATCGCGTTCAATTCGGAGAGCGCGTCGTTGACCTCTTCCGGCGTGCGGCCGAACTCGTATCCGGCGAGCGCGCACTTGGAATAGGCCATCTCGACGATCTGGCGCTTGTACGGGCCTCCGGCGAGGGGAATGGTGATCGTCATGCCGCCGACTATACGGAGCGGCCAGAGCGCCCGCGTTTGAACACTTCGGCCGTTATTCGGCCTTCGCCTTCTTCGGCTTCATGACTGTCGCGAGGTCGGCAAAGCCTTCCTTCTTCGCGGCGGCTTCGACGTCTGCGTCCTCGACGGTGATCGTGTCGAGACCGCGGCCTTCGAACTCGATCTCGCTGCCGTCGCGATAAAGCATTTTCGGATAGTCGGTTTCCATCAAATTCTCCGCTTACTCAGACGAAGCGGGCGACCCCGAAGAGCCGCCCGCCGCGTTCGTTACGCCTGGCCGAAGAGCTGAAGCCCGGCCATTTCGGGATTGGCGAGACACGTCCCGAAGTCGATATCCCAACGGGCCTTGATGC